AATGGGAGGTAAAATAATATGATAAAGAATATTATCATTGTAGCATTGCTCTTGGTGATATTTACAGGTGTGACAAGTGAACAGGCTTTAGACTATGTTCAACTGGCGCTTGACAAATCGCAAGAAGTATTGTATTATATACAAGAGAGTGTGAAAAATGAACAATAAACTTAAAATATTAGCTGTAGGCGCAATGGCATTGACGCTAGGTGCTTGTAGCTCGACTTATAAAATTAAGTCAGAAACAGGAAAAGTGATGAACGAAGTACCTAATTGGTACATGGCAGACTTTTCTGAAACGAAGGCTTGTGATGCTTCGTACTTTGGTAAAGATAAAGATAAACTTTGTATTTACGGTGTAGGTACGGCTGTATCGCCAGACTTAAACCTTGCAATTGAGAAGGCAAAAATGATTGCCAAAGCTGAACTTGCAGATATTGTTATGGGTAAAATGAACAAAGACAGTAAACAATATGTTACTGAACTTGGCAAAGCAAATACCAAAACAGTTGTAAGTGAAGTTGAATCTACAATTGTAAATCAAATCAAAAATACACCTGTGAGAGGTTATGAAATCTTTGCTCAGGATGTTACTTTGACAACTAACAAATATTATAGAGCTTGGATTGGTTTGAGATTACCATTAGGCGAATATAATAAAATGTATAACTTCACTATCGACCAGGCTGTTGACGCATATAATTTGAGGTCAAAAGCGGAAGATAAGTGGAAAGACTTAACGAAAGATAATGACAATGGAAATACAGATATTCAGTAAACCTAACTGTATCTATTGTGATAAGGCAAAGGCCTTGTTGAAAGGCCTTAACCTACCTTTTACAGAAAAAAAATTTGGTGTTGATTTTAAAACACCAGAAGAATTATTTGAAGCTGTAGGTAAACAAGTAAGAACAATGCCTCAAATTATGATAGATGAAGAACTTATTGGTGGTTATAATCAATTAGTAGAGTTTTTTCATAATAGAGGAAAAGTAACCTTTGACGGGAAGATAATGTAGTGAACGAAGATGGCAAGATTATACTTTTTCCTAAAGACCGTATTGTTAAAAAAGACAATGTTGGTCCTAAAAGTGAAAAGTTTAGTAAACAAGTTGAAAAACAACAGACAATTCAATTCGTTGAATCTGCCGTTGATGATATTGCATTAGACTTGTTAAAAAGGTGTGTTGATTTAGCTATGCGAACAAATACAGAAGTTTTTACAAAAGACTTTGCTTATCTTGTTGATGCAATGCGTAGTATGATAAAAAGAGATTTTGGTTTGAACCATGTTGTACAAAAAGTGGTAGATAATACGGTTCAAATAGATGTATCGCCAAAAGGCGAACAAATTGCTAGAATAGATTATAGTAAAATCTATGATACAAAAGCCTAATCTGTAAAAAAAATTAGTGAGAATACAGACGAAGCTAGTGGTGGTATCGAGTTTATTCCAGACTTTGATTTAGACCCACCTAATAATGACAACTGAATTCCTATGGAATCGCCTCGACAGGTTGTAAAATAGTTATAAGAAAGGACGGTAACAAATGTTATCAAATATAATGTCTATATTTAAATCTAATAAAGGAGAAACTGACATGGCTAGAACTAAACTTTCAAAAACTGAAAAGGTAAGAAACCTTTTTTCAACAGGTCAATCTGTTACTTGGAAAACTCTAAGAAACAAATTTGACTTAACTTCACCAGCATCAATGGTTGGTAAGTTGAGAAACGAAGGTATGATGATTTATGAAAATAGAACATCTACTGGAGTAGCATATAGCGTAGGTACACCATCAAAAGCTGTAATCGCAGCTGGTCAAGCCGCTTTATTTGGTTCACAAGGTTATTCTGCTAACGCATAATAATTAACTATACTTGGTGGCGGAGAAATCCGCCACCATTTCTTAATGTATATGACAGAATTCAAAAACGGTATCTTTAAACTTCTTAAAAGACTTGGTACAACAAGTTTAGGTAGAGCTATCGTTTATACTATTGGCCACATAATAATTGCAATGACAAGTAATAGATTAATTACAGGTGCAGATTGGTCACTAGCAGGTATTGACGCAATAGTAGAACCTATCATAAATGGTGGTTGGTACTATTTGTTAGACAGATTATGGAGCAAAAATGGCAAAGTATTATAAAATTTCACCTAAGTGGAAAAAGTCTATTTACGAATATCAAAAATTTGAAAACGAAGACAATACTGTATCTTTTACAACTGAGGAAATGTACCGTTGGGGACATTGTATTGTTAAAGTAGAAGACGGTGAAGAACTTGCCGATATTATTGGTAATCCAATTGACAGTAGAAATGAATTTGAGTTTGACTATTCAATGGTAGAAGACCAAGAGGTTGATGACCAATGTTCTTTTTATTTTCAAAATTGTAAAGGCATTACTGAAGAAGAACTTGATGAAAAATATGAAGAAGATGGCCACGATTACCTTTTAGATAATTATGGTGAACCAACAGACTTCTATACTTTATATCACGGTGAACTTGATATTGAAGATGTCACTAGCCAATATAATGTGGTTAATTAAATGAGCGGTAAGGGTAGTAAACAAAGACCTACTGATAAGTCAAAGTTTGATGTAAACTATGACAGAATTTTTGGTAAAGAAAAGAATGATAGAGTTGTCAGAACTTTGGCCGAGAACTCAAAAAATAAATCAATGACTCGTAAAGTTGATACATACGAATATGAAACACTTGAAGAATGTATCAAATCAGAACAAGTACCACCATCTGAAATTGCAGAAATATTTACGGATAAAGAATACTATAAATGGTATGCAAAAAGGAATTTTAAATGATATTAGTTGACCTAAACCAAGTGTTAATATCTAACTTTATGGTGCAAACTAGAGGTGCGCCAGATGTTAAACCAAATAAAGAAATGATACGACACATGGTGGTCAACTCATTAAGAGGTTTTAATGTAAAGTTTAAGAACAAATACGGCAACATGATTTTATGTGCAGATGCAGGTAATCCATGGCGTAGAGATGCCTTTCCTAATTACAAATATAGCCGTAGAAAAGGTAGAGATGATTCGGCCTTTGATTGGGAAAACATATTTAATATTATAACGGAAATAAAAAATGAAATTAGAGATAACTTCCCATATGCAGTTATGTATGTGGAACGGTGTGAGGCTGATGATATTATTGCTACTTTGGTCAAGTATTATCATCAATCTGAGCCGATAATGATTGTATCAGGTGACAAAGACTTTATACAATTACAACGATTTAACAATGTGGAACAATATGCACCTATACAGAAAAAGTTTTTAGGTGAAGATATTGTACCAGAACAATTTTTAATGGAACATATTATCAAAGGTGACAGGTCAGACGGTATACCTAATATATTGTCGGCTGATGATTGCTTTGTAACTGGTGAAAAACAAAAACCAATTACAAAGAAAAGACTTGAAGAATTTTCAAGTGGCCAAATGGACGCAGAAACAAAAACCAATTTTGAAAGAAATAAGAAGTTGGTGGACTTGATGCAGATACCAGGACTACTAGAAAATGAGATTATAAATAGTTACAGAAACTATAAGTTTAATGACCGTTCAAAGTTGTTAACTTATTTTATTGAAAATAAATTGAAGTCTTTAATGGAAAACATTGGTGACTTTTAACATGGAGAAATAATATGGCAGAAGCAAATCCAAACTTAATGTCAAAACAGGCAATGACTACCATGGCTTCCACTAGAGGTTCAGGTAAGTTATTGTTCCACGAAGTATTGACTAAAGTTAATAACGCAAAAGATAAACCTAAAAAGGTAGAAGTGTTAAAACAACACGATACACCAGGTTTAAGAAGAATCATTAAAGGTTCATTCGACCCAAATATCAAATGGGATATACCAGAAGGAACACCTCCTTACATTGCTAATGAGGCACCAGAAGGTACAGAACATAGTTTATTAGAAAATGAAAGTAGAAAATTATGGCATTTTGTAGAAGGTGCAGATAATACACTATCAAAGACTAGAAAAGAAACTATGTTTATTCAGATTTTAGAAGCTTTACACAAAAGCGAAGCTGAAGTGGTCATTCAAATGAAGGATAAAGAACTTCACAGACATTACAAAGGTCTTTCCGCAGCTGTGGTTAAAGAAGCTTTTAACTGGAATGACGATTACAAGACACCCTAAACGAGAATCACTCTCATTTAGAGACCTCCAGGGGGTGGTCAACTATGACGCACCCCCTATTTTTTTCAAAAACCATTGATTTTACACGCTTTTTTTCTTAAAAAAGCGCTTGCCTTTAGACCTCCTATAGTCTATAATATAAATATAAACGATTGAAAAGGAGAGATTATGAAATATTTGATAACTTTAGCGACTATTTTAGGTGCCTTATTTTGGTTCCTTGTTAGTGGTTTTAATACGGCCATGGCTGGCGAAGATTACAACAAAGCCGTTATTGGTCATGTTATAACAAATTCTGATAAAATTGACCATTCAAAGTTGATTGAACAAGAAATGCAAAAGTTAGCTTATGTAATGATGTTGCAAATGGCAGACACTTTAGAAAAAACTATGCCATATATCATTGACGATATTACATCAAAACTAAGACAAGAATCTGACCAGTTATATAAGTGTAAATTATTAGAAGACACGAAAATTGCTGATAAAGAATGTTCGAAATAATTGATATGATGTGGACAATTACACCAAC